GCCTCCTTCTGACACGAGCGCACCTCGTTGAGCGTCACCGTTCCGTCTTCAAGACTCCCCGTCACGCGGGTCAGCAGCTCAGAGAACTCACGCACCATGCGCGCCACCTCGGCCATGGGCTGCGCCTCTGCCGTCGGGTCAAGCTTCAGGGCCACATGCCCCAGCGATGCCGCCATGCTGTGCAACACCGAACAATCACCGCTCATTGCCTGCATCAACACCGCTTCCTGCACCGTAAGGTGATGCGTGTGGTTCGTCACCGACACTTTGTGGTTCAGGGTGCTGGCCTTCATACCCATGCGCAGCGCCAGCGTGGCCACGCCACCGGGGTAGCGGTGCGCCGTGTGATACGCAGCGTCCAGCACGTCCATGGGAGCCGCCGTGGCGATTTCGGCGCTCACATCGCCATTGCCTCGCGCGCCCTGTGAGTTCACTATTTGGTTCATGGATATTTTTACTTTTGAGGTGAAGAAAAATGGCAGGAATGAGCAACATCGATCACGTCACGGCTCATACCGAGCTGCCCGATCACCTGCTCCCGCACTACCTGCTGGGCAGGCAGCTGGCGCTGGAATTGGTACTGCGCGAACTGGTGACCCAGTTGCCCCCGGGTCGCCGGGAAAAGCTGCAGGAACGAATGCGCTACGAGTCGGACTGCGCCATGGACAGAATGGCAAACGGCAGCACAGAAATTGGGGTGTTGCATGCGTCGGATTGCGGGTTTGCCTGTGGCCTGATTCAGATGGGCTTTTGATGTCACGCCACAGCGTCATTCGCTGCCTTGCACCGCTTCGCTGGCACAGTCGCCGGCAAGCTGGCTCCGCAAAAGCGTTTGGACACCCAGGCAACACCAGCGGGCGTAAAACGCATCTGGATGAACGCGTGTCCGTTGGACTCGCCGGTCTTGACGGTGAAACGCCCGGCCTTCTGGTGCTCGGCATAAGGCAACCAGTTGTTGCCTTGTTTGAAGATGACGCCGGTGCGGGCCAGCTGGGCAATGAACTCACGTTCTTTGATGCCCAGAATCTTGGCCACTTCGCGCAAGCCCTTGTCGCTTCGCGCCTCAACGTAGCGGTCAACGAAAGCCACCGCGGGCGCCTGCTGTTCCAGCTGGGCCTGTTGCGCCTCGATGCGCTCAGCCTGCTCAGCGGCCAGGCGCAAGGCTTCGGCAAAGGTCTTGGGCAGGGCCGGAGCCTGTTGGGCTTCCAGCTCTTGCCAGCGGTCGATGATGCGCGCGGTGAACTCGGGGCAAAGCTGGGCGACCACAATCAAGCTGCTGCGCTTGTCAAGCATGTAAACAGATTCGACGCGCGTGCGTCCAATCTGATCTTCCCGATGTTCATCCACCGTCGGTGGACGGACGATCACGCCGCTTTCGCTCAGACGGTCGATGGTGCGCTTCACGCTGTCGTGGCGCGAGTCCAAAAGTCCCGCAATCTCGCGGCTGCTCATGGTCCGGGGTGTGTCGGCAATGGCCAGCATGGCTCAACCCTCCTGAGCAACACGTTCGACGGCCACAGGATCGTTGGCAGCACGGCCCTTGCGGCCCACTTTTTGAGGCTCACCGCTGGGCAGGTTGGCGGGTCGCTCTTGAATGGGTGGGGCGCCTTCGGCGGTCACAAGTTCGGGCCAGATGTCGTGCCAGTCAGTGGGGCGCAAGTCCCAACAGCGAATTTGACCGTCCGTCGCGGACTCAATGCGTTTCGCGTAAATGGGAGGAACAGGCCGAATGCCTTCTTTCCACTGCCACACCTGAGCGATGGAAAGACCAAGGGTGCGGGCAAGTGCAGCCTGTGAACCAGGGGCTTGTGTGAGGTAGTCAAGTAGCTTCATGGGATGAAATATAGCACGGCTACACGACAAATCAATATCTGAGCTACATATTTCAATCTATACCATTGCTTTATGGACAATTTGGACCGTTTACGCGCACTGATCGCGGATGACTACGCTGGCAACCAGGCGGCTTTTGCGCGCGCGGTAGGCCGCCAGCCTGCGCAAATTAGCCAGTACCTCTTAAAAAGACGAACCCTTGGCTTGGAGTTCATGCTTGCGGTAAATGGGATCTTGAAACGTGAAGTTTTTGATTTGTCAGATGTCCCGGGCTTTGACAAGGGAAGCCTTTACCACCTCACACGAAAACACGGGCCTGTTCCAACGGCACCACCGTCCAGCGAGCACGGTACAGAGCAACAGTTGGCGCCCTACCACGTGACAGGGAGTCCAGCTGACCAAGCCCCACCGCCCGGCACCGCCGCCATCCAAGTCCCCACGCTGGCCAACGCGGGCAGCATGGGCGCTGGCAACGACGTGTTGCACGACGACGTGATGGTGGGGACCATTGCTCTGTCTGCGGACTGGGTTTACAAGCGCATCCGCCCCACTACGCCCGGGGCCCTGCGATGCATGCACGCTTACGGCGACTCCATGTCCCCCACGTTTGAAGACGGCGACATCCTGCTTGTGGACACCGGGGCCACAAACGTCTCGGATGCCGACGGCGTGTATGTGCTTGAAGCCAACCAGCGCCTTTTCATCAAGCGCGTGACCGAGCGCCTAGGCGGTGGGCACGACGTGACCAGCGACAACCCGCGCGTGAAGACGGTGAGCGATCTCAACGGCAATCACGAGGTGTCGGTCAAAGGCCGCGTGGTGTGGGCTTGGAACGGGAAGAAGCTGTGACCCGACCTTTGATCACACAGGGAGATACACGACATGGATGCAGAGAAAAAAATCAACTCAGATTTGGCGGGCATCCAGGCCGCCTACAGCGCAGTTCTGAGGGCGCTTATTGAGACCCACCCGGACAAGCAGGCCCTGCTGGCGGCCATGCGCTTTCACCACCAGGAAACATTGGCCCTGATGACGGCCGCACCAATTCCTGATCGCGCACTTGAAACTTTTCAAATGGCATGGATGCAGTTTGGTCCAGTAGACCGTGATGGATAAGGAGGCGCCGCATGGCCTCCTCTCGCTGGGGTTTGTTCATCATCAATTCCTTCAACAGGGGAAAGCTGAATTTTCCATGCACAACGAACCTGAAGACCCCGACGATTTCTCGGACCTGATCGACACCACCTGGCACACAGGCGCCGGCCGCATGAGTCAGGAGGACAAAGAGATGCACACGCAGGCCGGGTTCACAGTGCTGAGCGCCACCGACCTCTACCGGGACCACGACATCCTGTTGACCTCACACTTTCTGTACGCCACGCTGGCCAGCGCTTCGAGCGGCATTGGACCGCACTCCACTGTGCTGAAGCTGGACGATCATGTCGTTTTCGTGGAAGATTTCCGTCGGCTGAAATACCTGGTCTGCATGGCTGAAGATGCCGAAAAGCTTATTCACTTGGGTTACGCCAGTTTGGCCGTCGTGAAATGACTTCAACGCCATCGAAAAAGGCTATTGCCTTGACAAAAAAAACCCGGAAACCCAGTCGCATAGGCAAATGGTCATACCAGCTGCGCTTGCTCGGAATGAAGCCATCCACCATCCCCATGGAGCGCCTGGGGCTGTACCTGCAAGAATTTGCTGGACTGATCGGCGCTGAAAATCAACCCATATTCAATGGCCTCAAGGATGCCAGCGTTGGTATGCTGGCGCTGGTGCCTGAAACGCGGGTCCACCATGTGCAGACCAGGCTTGTGCTGGCCCGCCAAGACCCCCACAGCAGACCCGCAAAGCACGCGGCAAGAATTCACGACATGGTGGATGCAGACGGCGTGCCAGGTGCAGAAATTCGTGATCGGTCGGATAATGTCATCTACCTTTTCCCTCGCAGAGACATGCAAGCCGCCACCGTCCTAACCATCATGCAGTCGAGCACCATCGACGGCGTTGTCACGGGTATGGTGGGCGCAGACGACACCATGCACCTGCACTTGCGCGACTGGGCTGATCGCGACATCAAGATCATCGTTCGCGATGTCGGCATGGCCCGGGACCTGCTGGCCCACTTCCGCAAAGACATTGTGCGGGTCACAGCTGAAGGCACCTGGAAACGAACCGACATGGGCTGGATTCCAGAGAACAACCGCTGCACAGCAAAAAGCTTCGATGTGCTGAACGAAGACCCCGTGGATACGATCATGGAGCGGTTTGTGGCCGTGCCAGGTAATGGCTGGAAGAGCATGAAAGACCCCATGGGCTTTCTGCGTGAACTGCGGGGCGATGAAGCATGAGTAGCGGCCCACACGACAGCGCGCCCGCCCGTGTGCTCATTGATGCGAATTTTCTGGTTGCGTTGCTCAACCCGAGCGAAAACGACGAGGCAGGCATGCGTGCGCGCTACCTCGTTAAGCGCATGGCACAGCGCAAGGGCACGCTGATCGTGCCCACACCCGTGATTGCCGAGTACCTGGTGCG